AAACGTCTAGATACTTTTGAGCTGCGTGTTGCTACAAGTTATGTACCCAAGCAAGACTTTGAAACTGCCGTTCAAAAGATGGAAGACCATATGATCCGTATTGAAACCAAGATTGACCAAATGATTCTGAAAAATGGCTAAGAAAAAAGCTACAGAAGATCAGTTTAACGAGCTGCATAACTTGGTTACTAAGGAGTTTCTTGCCCGTATTAAATCTGGTGAGGCTTCTACAGCTGATCTTAAGGCAGCTTGCGACTGGCTCAAAACAAATGACATCAGTGGTGTCGCCCTTGAGGGTAATCCACTGTCTAAACTAGCGGCTGTTATGCCTACAGTTGATCCAGAGCTTGTACAACGGAGGTTGCATGGCTCGAACGTCTAAATACAAGGGCGCTAAATACGCCAACGGTAACTATAAGTCGTATCAAAAACGGTACGACGCATCTAAACTACAGATTCGGAAACGATCTGAACTTAACAAAGAAAACAGAAAACGGGGAACTTATGGTAATGGTGACGGTAAAGATGTATCACACAAAAAGAATGGTAAAACATTTCTTGAAAAAGCATCCAAAAACCGAGCACGTAAAGGCCGAGCATGACCCCGTTACTTCCTACTCCTGACGATTACCTCTTTAACTTAATAGCTATGACCTCACCAGAAGCCAAGCGCCTGTGGAGGCGCTCTATTAAGGAACATTTTGACCATACATGTATTTATTGCGGAAAAACTTATGACCTTAGTCAGTTATCTATCGATCATGTTCATCCTAGGTCTCGTGGTGGGCAGGATGTCGCAACGAATGTCGTATGTGCCTGTACCCGTTGTAATCAGGAGAAAGGAAGTGCCAACGTCCTTGAATGGATGAGGTATAAATTTGGAGTCAATAGGCTCCGTGAAAAAGTTTTATTGGAGCATATTGCTTAATGGATAAAGAACTAGCTGCCTTAGAAGATTGGGCTGTCGGACAGATTATTGAATGGAAAAAAGAACTTGAACGCAAACAAAAATCTACAGGCAAAGCACCTTCTGATTTAAAAAGAGCTTTACGTTTTGGAAATGAGCTAGTTTTTAACCCGGAAGCATATGGTGATATGCTAGAAAAAGCTAGATCAGAAGGTGCGTCTGCAAAAGAAATTATTCAAGAAATTAGAAAAGTTGAAACTAGACTTTTAGATAGTAAAAAAGTTCTTTTAAGTGATTGGGTTCACCACCGCACTGCCCAACGTACTGGTGGTAACACTTTTCTTTATATGAAAGGTGATGCCCGTAGAGCAGCTAGGGACATTCTACGTGGTAAAGGTTTGTTTCTTGGCAACGTAGATGAAAATTTAGTCAGCTTGCCTGGTGTTTTGCATACTAAAAAAACACAAGGTCTTGAAAAAGAATGGTACGATTCACTTAGCTTTGATCAGAAAAAAGGTTTGTATTTGCCAAAAGAAGAAGGAGGCGCGGGTTTACGTCTTGCACATGAAACTGGCGCAACTTCTGGGCTTATTTCTGGCACTGCACCAAGACCAGGTGAACTGGCACCTGAAGAGGGTGCCGAGTTTATGGAGAAATCCATTACCCAACAACAAACAGAAACTGCAAGAGCTGAAAAACTAAGAGCAACAACTGGATTTGAACAGGCTGTACGTGAGCAAACAGGTGATCCTTCTGTTTACACAGATAAAGGTTCTACTAAAGTTATTCTTACACGTGAAACTGCTCCTAAAGTTTTTGCTAAATTTGAAGGTGGTGCAATTCGTTTGTCTTTTGGTTTAGATGGCTTTGCTGATGCTATCAAAAAGAATGTACTAGGTGCTGTAACAGGAGCTGCTACTGCCATTGAACCTGAAGCAGTTAAATCGGCATTACAAGGTGATTATACAGAAGCAGTCAAACAAACTGCTGTTGGAGCTGGTGTTGGTGCTTTAGTAGAACAAGGTATTAAACGAGCCGCGCCTGTTGTCACTCAAGCTGCCGGTAAGGTTCTACCTAAAGCGGCGCTTTCTATGGTTGGTGGTGCTGTTAAGTTTGTGCCTCCACTTGCAGCAGGTTACGCTGGATATGAAATGCTAGGTGCTATTGTAGAAGGTGCTACTGGCAAAAATTTACAAGAAACTGGTGTCGCTGCTGAAGAAAAGAAACAGCAACTACGTGAAGAAGGTTACTCTGAGTATGAATTACGTAGACGTGCTAGAACCGGCTACAGGAAGCCTTAATCACCCTCCACGCTAGATTGTACCTATGAATACTTTAGACCTCCTTAGAGGCGATTTTAAGCTTTTCCTGCAGGCTCTGTGGGCGGAGCTTGATCTACCCAACCCTACACGTGCACAATATGCAATCGCAGACTATCTTCAGCATGGACCTAAGCGTCTTCAAATACAAGCTTTCCGTGGAGTGGGAAAGAGCTGGATTACTGGAGCCTTTGTTCTGTGGACGCTTTTTAATAACTCTGAAAAAAAGATAATGATTATCAGTGCGTCTAAAGAACGTGCTGACAACATGTCTATCTTCTTACAAAAACTAATCATTGAAACGCCATGGCTTTCTCATTTACGCCCCAAGTCCGACGATGCAAGGTGGTCGCGGATAAGCTTCGATGTGTCGTGCTCACCCCACCAAGCCCCAAGCGTAAAGTCGGTGGGCATCACTGGACAGCTCACCGGAAGTCGCGCCGATTTAATGATTCTAGACGACATTGAAGTTCCTGGTAACTCAATGACGGAGTTGATGAGGGAGAAGCTCCTACAACTGTGTACAGAAGCCGAATCTATCCTTACTCCGAAAGATGACAGCCGCATTATGTACCTTGGTACTCCTCAAACTACCTTTACTATTTACCGTAAGCTTGCCGAACGTAATTATCGACCCTTCGTCTGGCCTGCCCGAGTTCCACGAAAGCTTAGTAATTACGAAGGACTTATTGCTCCACAGCTGCAAGCCGACATTGACAACGGAGCCAAAGCTTGGGACGTAACAGATGATCGTTTTGAAGATGAAGATCTGATTGAACGTGAAGCGTCAATGGGTCGTAGCAACTTTATGTTGCAGTTCATGTTAGACACAAGTTTATCCGATGCTGACAAATTTCCACTTAAATGTGCGGACCTTATCGTTACCTCTGTTAACCCTAAGTCTGCTCCTGAGTCCATCATCTGGTGCTCAGACTCAAAAAACGTTATCAAGGACCTCCCAACTGTCGGACTACCTGGAGATTATTTCTACAGTCCAATGCAGCTCCAGGGGGAATGGGGTGCTTTCACTGAAACAATCTGCTCTGTTGACCCGTCGGGTCGTGGATCGGATGAAACGACAGCAGCTTATCTCTCCCAACGTAACGGTATCCTGTACCTGCACGAAATGCGTGCTTACAGAGACGGATACTCAGACAACACATTACTGGACATTCTAAAAGGTTGTAAAAAGTATGAAGTATCTAAGCTTGTCATTGAAACTAACTTTGGCGACGGTATTGTTAGCGAGTTGTTCCGCAAACATCTCCAACAAACTAATCAAAGATGCGATGTTGAAGAAGTCCGAGCAACTGTTAGAAAAGAAGATCGAATCATCGATTCCCTTGAACCCGTCCTCAATCAACACCGACTCGTTATTGACAAATCCGTCATCGAGTGGGACTTCAGGTCTAACCCCGATGAAGCTCCTGAACGGCGGTTGATGTACATGTTGTTCTACCAAATGAGTAGAATGTGTCGTGAGAAAGGCGCAGTTAAACACGACGACAGAATTGACTGTCTAGCTCAAGGCGTTAAATACTTTACAGATGCTATGGGTATCTCTGCCCAAGAAGCAATTAAAGAACGTAAACGTATAGAGTGGAATCAGATGCTTGAGGAGTTTATTGATGACCCTCAATCCTCTGCAAATCACATGGTTTTGGGCATGAATTACGAACAACGACAACAATCTAAAGGTGGTGGTAAGAACTCAGTCCCTAACTGGGTTTAGGGCGGTCCCACATGTATACAGGAGAAGGGAAGGGTGGACCCGACTTCTGCGAAGGAAGGAACTCGTGTCTAACGACACTCCTTCCTTCTTATCTGATGATTCGTTTCCGTACTCATCTTATAAGTACTACCACCAACTACGTTAACCACCTCTTACATGTATCATACAGTATCATTAGTACATACCACCCCAGATGCTGAGAAACTTATAGCCTATATGGCTCGTGTGTCTAACCCTGATAATCAGGATAACCCCGAGTCAGAACGTTTGATTAGGTACTTGATTAAACATAAACACTGGTCACCCTTTGAAATGGTGAATATGTGTGTGAAGATTGAGACAACCCGAAGTGTTGCTGCTCAAATCTTACGACATCGTAGCTTTAGTTTCCAAGAATTTAGTCAAAGGTACGCTCAAGTGGCGGAACCTGCCGCTATCCCCCAACTGCGTAGACAGGATACCAAGAATAGACAGAATAGTATTGATGATCTAGATCCTTACACCGTTAAAGACTTTACCGTTAAGATTAATAGCTTGTTTGAGCTTAGTGAAAGCCTATATAACGAGATGTTGCAAGCTGGTGTAGCTAAAGAGTGTGCAAGAGACGTATTGCCGCTCTCAACGCCCACTAAGATGTATATGAACGGTACTTTACGCTCCTGGATACACTATATCGACCTTCGTACCGCTAATGGTACCCAACATGAGCATAAACTGGTTGCAACTGGCGCTAAACAGATCTTTGAAAAGCAGTTTCCACTGATTTCTAAAGCAATATGGAGTCTTTAATCCTGTTTCTTAAGGTTTGTACTGCTAATCCTACCAGTTTTTACAGCTGCATACGGGTTTGGGAGTACTTACCTGCCTATGTTAATGACTATATCGAGTTTAAGACGCGGAAACCGTATTATAAAGAAAAACAAGCGCTAAAAGAGCTATGATTGTTTGGAGTGTCGTTGGGATGGTCGTTATCCTGCTGATAGCGGTCTCCTACATCATATACCTGGTCTTAAATTTTGACAAAAATTTGTGAAGCCTATCCCTTATTGAGAACCGTTCGCAATACCCCCATCGGGGTGCCGCTGTGACACTTTTTTTAGTGCCGCTCGCTTCGCTCGCTTCCTTTGCCCTGTGATATACTGCGCCAACCGGCGGGCATGGGGAGCGAGCAGCGAGTGAGCGTAGCGAACGGAGCGCGAGCGGCGTTCTCCACAGGGTTGTGGAAAAAGCGAAGCCATCTGTCTGCGCTTACTACACGTATCCGTTACGTATTCGTGTTAACGCCATGATAACGACAGTTAATAGATAATGATAAGCAGTACTAATCGTAGAACGCTTGACAACAGTGCTGAGCTGTGCCATACTATGTGTATACCAACGGAGGTGCACTGACTAAACTCAAAGACACAACATTTATTCTTGGTGATAAGCCTATGCGTTCGCTGTTATGGTGTAACAAAGTGCCAAAGGGTAAGCGTAACAAACCAGCTAAAATCAATGGCATCCAGCATCACGAAATCAGCGGCAGCGTAGAACACACATACTACCAGCCAGTCAACTAACTGCACACAACCGCTTGACTTCCGCGCCAATCTCTGCCATACTAACAGCATGAACAAACAACCCATCCGCTTCAACTCCAACGGCGTGTATGCCACCGATGAGCGTCTCGCTAGCATTGCTGCCGAGTGTCTCGCTGCTGAGCGTGCTAACGCCGCTGCTGCACGTGCTGCGCGTGCTGCTGGTGCTAACGAAGGCACATGGTTAGTCAATTGGTAAAGTGCACACTGTCTCTTGACTTCTCACTCATTCTCTGCCATACTTAGTTCATGGTTCAATCGCTCCGCTCTTGATGACTTACACAGCCAACCAGCTCCGCACTGCACTCACTAACGAGTACCAGCACCTGTGTCACGACACACACGATGTTGACGACATGACAGCCGAGCAGTATGCTGCTTACCTTGCTCCGTTATCTTATGACGAGCTTGTGTTCGAGACATCAACTGACGAGCACTTCACTCTTGACGAGTTCATGTCGACTTACGGTTGATTGTTACACTGAGCGCTTACGAGCGTTCACTGTAGCATTCATCGCTACTCTATTCACTCTACAGATTCACATGTTCATCATCCGTAATTCTTCCTGCTGCGACGGTATTGCTGTTGACTTGCTCACTGGCACTGCTTCAGTTCTTTACACTAACGGTGCTGTGTACAACTACACCAACGTGTCACGTCGTGCTATTGCCAACCTGATGCTCAATCCTAACATCTCCCTCGGTTTCTGGATTAACGCTAACCTAGTTGACAGCAAGCGTGTTGAGTATACACAAACCTACGACGCATTGCCTGCCGGTTGCTGATGTTTACCTTGAGGGGATTCGTCCCTTCAATGTAGCCTTCACAGCTACACTTATTCACCCTATTTCACATACACAATGTTCTTCATTCCTGCTGCACGTAACACCATCAAATCCTCTTCTATTGAGCAGCTTGAGATTTCTCCTGCAACTAACCAAGCATTGGTAACATTCAAGGGAGGTAATCAGTATCTCTACAGCAACATCGAAGAGGACGCATTGTTCGACGTTATCTTCTACAATGTCAAGTCTTTTGGCAAGTGGGTTAACGACAACTGCAAAAACGCTAGCGGTGTAGCTTGCTTCCCAATCGCTGCCTGATTGACTCACTAACGCTCGTCTGATTCTTGTCACTCATCAAACAACACATCTACAACACTTCCATGCAAACTCTCGACGTTACCATGACTGACATGCAAGAGGCAGTCTCTAACATTCTAGAGACAGATGCACTGCATCAGATTGACATGTTCATCGCTGAACTTCGTGCTCACGGTATCGACAACGTTGAGCAACTTGAGGAAGCGTATAGTGGTTGTTTCCCAAGTGTTGAGGCATTCAGTGAGAACTTCATCGAAGAGTGCTGCAGTGAAGCACTCGATGCCATGCCAACATTCCTACAAACTGCTGTAGATTATGAGCTTGTTTGGCACCAGAGTTTGCAATATGATTTCACTGAAATTTATTTTGATTATGAATACTATTTCTTCAATCGTAATGTGTAACTAATTCTAATTACATTGCAATTACAATCCGCCGTTATTACTAATACATAGCGGCGGTATTTTTGTGATTCACACACAGCACATTCACTCCAGCAAGTCCGCAGTTTTCATTATGCTTTGGGACGAATCTACAATCATCCTAGCCATCGTCGGTATGGTAGGATTGTTTGCGTCTGCTATCACCTGGCAGCGCTCAAACCGAATTACTTCTAAATACTATGGCAAACGTAACACCACCCAAGGATGATAATTGGTTCATCCGCAATGCAATCTACTGCTGGCTAAATTACTTTGGCGAGGAACACCAATGGCACGCTAAGTACACCGAACTCGCACATCGTGAATCCTATCTACCCAAACCACGCGCAGCTAAGCGTAGGAAGACAACTAATGCGTCTACAAAAACAGCCACTGAATGAGTGGCAATATACAACAACTGACGGTCAGGTGCGATACTTACTTGCACCCGATTTAGAGCACGCCGCATGGGCTGCTGCTGAATTGTCCGGTGGCACGCAGTTCCTTAAAGATGTAAAACTTTGCGATGAGTGGTAACTATTTTCCAAACAACTGGGAGGCATGGTCAGAAATGCCTGAAGACTTTCTAGCTACTCCCACATGGGAAGAGTTTGAAGACTGGAAGCTGCGCGGCTGGGAGATTCCCAGTTCAGTGTGTTGTATTATCCGCGCAACAAATACCAAAGGTAAAGTCAAAGAGTACGTTTACCAAAAAGCACACGCCGCCGAAAAACGTATCCAACAACTTATCGCTGAAGAGGCAGAGTTTACTGTCTGCACTGAAGATGAGTTGCGCCACATTTCACCTATTAAATCACATGAGTCTGATTAATCTTGAACAATTCGATGAGCTAGTTGAGGACTATCCTGAGCTGGCTCAGTGTTACGATTTCACATACACGCCCAGCAAGTCCGCAGTTTCAGAGGAGCCTATTGCCAACACCTGCCCAGATTGACGAACAAATACAACTTGAGCGTGATGCTATTGCTCAAGGTTTAAAGAAACTACACAAGAACACACGCGACTTAGAGGCAAAAGAGTATGCG